CCAAACAGGCACGGCTGGATTGTCCTTGGCATATGGCCACCAGACCTGCGGTTCATGGATGAAATCGGTGCCTGTCTCATTAATCGATCCAAGCGCATCGAAGTAGACCGGACAAGTTGCATCTCCCGTTGCGAGTCTCAAGATGTAGTTTGAAATCAAGACTGCCCGAGAGCTAAAATCACCGGCTCCGCCCTGAGAGTTATAAATGTTGGTGCTGCCTCCAAACGGAACGATGCCATAATCGAACCAATACATCTCGATCTCTAGAAAGAACTGATTAGTTGGAGCATATAGACCATCTGCCGGATCTGCTTTGACGACTGCCACACGCTTTCCTCGGTAGACTTTTGCATAGACTCCAAGTCCCGTGTCGCCCCACCATTCAGGATCTCCTCCTTGGATGCTGTTTGGGTCATCTTGTTCATAGGAAAACGCATCGACGTGATCTGGGTCATTCCACGCATCCTTCCACATCCCGTTCTCGTTGTCTGCAATATCGCTGTAATAGTTGCCGATACCTGCATCGTATGTCGCGCCGTTGTATGGGTATGCGTCAAGGATTGTGTAACCTCTTTTTTGATACGTCACTCCATCAATCTCTAGCGTCCTGTTTGTTGGAGCACTTGTAGGTGCTGAGATTGAAGCCGATGGCGTTCCAAAGACATCAATCTCCCATGATGCGCTGCCTCCTGTGAACCAAGCATCTTTGACCCTGTAGAAAATTTCAGCTATTTGATCTAGCGTTACCTCCATTGGAAATGCTGTCCCATCGCCACAAGCCACAAATCCTTCGTCGGGGGTTCCGTTAGTAACTTGACCATCAACCCATTCAAATCTTTTGTTTCGAGTAAATACTCCGTTAGCCATTATGGTGGTAGGTCGTAATTGTTTCTGTGGCTAATTTCATATACCTGCAAAGCAAAATCACCGTTGATTACAACCAATTCTTCAAACAATCGAATTTCCTCAAACTGATATTGGATTATTGTTGGCGGCTCTCCCGGTGTCTCTTCAGTGGCTGGAGTTCCTTCAATAACTTTGGCTAAAACTCTGTATTGATAGTTCTGACCGGATTCTAAAACGTCTTCAGACCAAATTACTTCTGCGGCTGTTCCTTCTCTTGCGCTGGCGCTTCTGGTTATTTTCAGCAAGACGTATCCAGTCTCTCCCGTTACGGTTCCATCCGCGACCAAAATATCATCACCTTGCCCACAAAAATAAACCGTATCACCTATGAAGCTCCATTCATTTGGGGGGTCTTCTATTTCTGGGTCTGGAGCGTTGTAAGTTACTTTCCAAGGATGTTTTTCATAATACTCTCCCGACCCAGCTTGTCTGATTGCCATAATTAGCAATCTTTTTGTAATCCCATCGATCTTGGCATCGATTAGGTGCGGGGCAAAGCTTCCAATAAACATTTCAAGATGAGCCATACGGGCGAACATCATATCCTCCGGCAAACCGCCTCCTGACCCGCCCATTGGCCCAGCCAGGCCGCCTCCCATTGGAAATACTGATTGCGGCTCGCTCATAAAAAACATTTACCCAAAATCTTTCGGATTGACAAGATATTAAGAAATGCGGAGTTTCCTTGATATGCAAAACGACCATCAGGCGGAAGCCGATTCGCAGCAGGAGCAAGAGACGGTTGAAGATCCATTGGATACTTCAAATGACCTCGATCAAGAGGCGGCAGAACTTAACAAATACACAGACTTTATTGATGCACTTGACCAGGAAGAGCAGGATTACTCCGCTTCTACCGACGTAAGTGAAGAAAGCGAATCTGAGCAGGAGTTAAGTGGAGAAGAAGAATCAACAGAGCAAGACCCCGAAGAGGAATCAGAAGAAGGAGCAGAGGCGGAAGCCCGCGACGGATCTGAAGACGAAGAAGAGGACGACGGCGCAACAATCAAATCCGATCGATTTCGTATTCGTGCGAAAGACGAGGTAGAGATTGAAGCACTATCCCTCCGCAAGCGCCACCCTGATTGGAGCCTTGAGGAATGTCTCACAAAAGCAAAATCAATCCTTGGAATCAATGACCAAGCGCAAAACGAGCAGTGGCAGGATGGAAACACCGCCCAGCAACGAGGTGTGGCCGACATCGACGCCGAGATTGCATCGCTCCGACAACAGCACCGGGAAGCCACTGTATCGCTTGAATTTGAACAAGCAGCAGACCTTTTCGACCGTTTAGAGCAGTTGCGCGACGAGCGCAGCAATATGCAAGTGATTGAAATGCAGCGTGAAACAGCCCGTGAGCAGCAGCTACAAGAATCATTTGAGCGTCAGTTCCAGGACAACGAAGCAAAAGCAGTTCGGTTTTACCCGGATGCAGCCAAAGCTGAAAGTCCCATGACAAAACGCATCATTGAGCTCAACGAGCAAATGCGTCAACTCGACGATCCACTTTATTATTCTCCCGAAAAACCTTTTATCCTGGCGAAACAAGCAGCAAGAGATTTGGGCATACCTATGCGCAATCCTTCTGCCGAACCCGCTAGAAATAAATCCGTGCAATCGAAAGGCCGTCTGATTCAACCCGCGAGCGGAAACGCCCGCACTACCCCTAATAGCTCTACCACTACAAAGCTGGAAGACACATTGGGTCGGATTGATTCTTTGGAGGCCTACGAAGACCTCGCTGCATCGCTCTGATTGGTTGTGACACCTGGCAGGTCGTGGAAACGGCTTATTTAGGGGCTCTCATAAGGAAGTAATTCCTTTTTCTAAGCCTTAAAATAACCACAAACCACCTAAAACCATGCCTTCATTTGACTTCACATCGCCGAATACCGGCACCTCACTTGCTGCAATGTCTCCCGCGAGCGTTCGCAAGCTCTGGCATCAGGGCGTCCTGATTGCCGAACAAACCGAAGACTTCTTCCAACAAATGGAAAGTTCGACGGATCGCGCCCCGATCTGGGCAAAAACCGACACCGCTAAAGGACGCGGCCAATCGATGGTATTCACTCCTATGAGTGGATTCTACAACAAAGGTAAATTCGGAGAAGCTCTCTTCGAAGGCCCTTCTGACTTCGAGACGGTTCGTGTTGGTGACTTCACGCTTACCGTTGACTTCATTCGTAACGCTGTTCGTAACAGCGAGCGCATGGAAGAAGTTATGGGTATGCGTAACGAGATCAAAACCAAGTTCAACATTGAGCTTGGTAAATGGCTCGGCCGCACCAAGTCCGAACAGCTTTTCGGTATGTTCCAGCTCAAACTGAATAGCGAAAACGTGTTGTTTGCCAACGGCAAGACTCTCAATACCCTTTCCAGTGCTGATGCGCTTGTATGGGACGAGATTGTTACCGCTGGCCAAGCCATGAAGCCCCTGGGAGGCCTTCCTGCGAACGTCGCAGGCAAGCAATCCGGTCAGCCGATCTGGTCGCAATCCGTTATCGCCACCGAAGCTGCACTTCTGTCTCTTAAACTTGATCCGGATTACAAAACGGTTCTTGCTTCTGGTGACATTCGCGGCAAAGGAAACACCATCTTCAAAGGTGGCTATCCTTCCATCGATGGCCACACGGTTGTTCCTTACAACCCAATTGACCACGACGGAGTTGGCCCACAAGGCTCGTTCCTTAACCCGAAAGCTTTCCTCGGTGTTGCAATCACCGCAGGCACCACGGCAATCGACGTTAAAGGTGGCGGCACCGCAGCCGAAGCCGACAGCTCTGATTTCTTCCGCTATTTCGCGGGTAGTCCTTATGAGTTTGTCGATACAGGCATATTCAGCCCAGCGTCCGAAACTCGTTATTTCCTCATTTGCAACACCACTGGTGCCGATGCAGGTAAATTCGGTATGTATTCCTACACTACTGGCAACGACGGTGAGAAAATCACTATCGTTAATCGCCTTGGCTCCGCCGCTTCCGGCGCTCGCGTCACTACCCTTGGTGATGTCGTTTGGAACACTGGAGTATGGAGCGGAAAACACACCGACGCGCACCCAGAAGGATCCCTCATCATTCCTTGTAACTCCAAAGGAGTTCCGATTGGTGATACCCTTGTGCTCGGCAAGTGTGCAGCGCTTCGCGGTTACGGCAAACACCGTGGCCATCGTAGCCAGCAAGTGCATGAAGGCGGATTCCTTATGGATCGCTTCATCACCAGCGTATTTGGTCAAACCATCCGTGAAGACCGTAAAGGCCGTCACCCTGCGGTTGTCCGTGTTCGCCACGCTATCAGCTATCCGGGAATTTCGTTCCCAACCGTGGCTTAATTAACCACCAACCAGCGGGGAGAGAATTTCGGTTCTCTCCCCGCTACCCTTTTTTTCAAGAAAACGCCACATTATGAAATTTATCATTTATATCTGCAATCGACTTCGCCAGGGCCAATTCCCGCGTATGTCAGATTTCCCCTACAACGAGCAGCTTGGGAAATACATCTACCAGGGCAAGATCATGGACGTTCACGAGTTCAACGCGGCTTGCGAAACGATCTTTGACCCCAACTATCGCACGAGCGGTTACAATTTCCGGCCCTTGGCCATGATCGAAGCAAACGCTTCCCCAAACACGGGAGAGCCCGACGCCTACGAGCGTAAACAACTCGGTAAAGCGCTTGCCAAAAAAACAGTGGAAAAAAGCACCTCCGAAGATTCGGAGCCCACCTCCGAAGAAATCAAATCTACCTCCGAAGATTCCAATTTAGTCACAAAAGATTTTAATTACGGTTTTTTCCAAGACGGTGACGACATCTACCACGAAGGCCGGATCGTCGGCCGCCTTTTTGAAGGCAAGTTGAAGATGGTCAAAGGCGAGGGAGAGCTCCGCGAAAAAGCGTTGGCCTTTATCGCTTCCGCTGGAGAGTCACCCGCAGCAGAACCCTTAGTTTAATACCACCATGAGCGCACTTTCCGATTATCTTGAAAACGAAATCCTGGATCACATCCTGGGCGGAGGCGACTACACTCGCCCGGCCTCGGTGTTCGTCGGCCTTTTCACTACTGCTATCGGAGACGATGGGAGCGGAGATGAAGTAACCGGAAACGATTATGAGCGAGTGGAGGTGACAAACAATAACACCAACTTCCCAGCGGCGGTCAATGGAGTGAAATCCAACGGGCAGGAAATCGCATTTCCGCAGCCCTCCGCCTCCTGGGGTGCCGTTCGAGCAGTTGGGATCTTTGACGCTTCTTCAGGCGGCAACCTCCTTTTTTCAGCAAACCTTAGCCAACAAGTCACGATCGCAGCCGGGGACACTCCCTCATGGCCAGCCGGATCGTTGTCTTTCTCCATGCAATGACACTTCCTTCCGTAAATTTCCCGTGTAACGTGAGCTTTTCTCCCAGGCTCGCCGGGGTGAATTACGCGCTAACAGTTCAGGACATTCTTTTGGATGTCTTCCTCATGTGGGCGATGGAAAGCCCTTGTAACGTGGCAATCCATTACCGCAAGCGCGCGCTTAATGATTTGAACCGCGCCATGCAGGTGATTTGGAACCGCGCCAAAGAAAGAAGCTATTGGACGAGTTCGAAGCTGGAGCTGACCTTCCCAGCCAACCAGGGAAAAATCAACCTTCCCGGAAACGTGCAAAACGTCACAGGCCATGCCAGGCTTGCGTCAAACCTCAAGACATTGGCTCCGATCGGGAGTTTGTCGGAGTTAGAGCAATTTTCTGATCTTTTTCTGGATGGAGAAACCCCGGATCGCCCGGTTGCTTATTACATTGACCGCGAAGCCACTTCTGAAAACGATCCTGCGTCATGCTCGATCCATATTACTCCGGCACCCACCGAGGCAACGGTTATCCTTCTCGAAGTCGTGAATGAAGCGCCCCGTTACACCTGGGAAGATTACACGGCCAGAACGGTTGTGCCGATTCCTCACAAATACGTTGAAAGCCTGCTTCTCCCGGCCGTGAGATATTACGCCTCTTGTTTCTGGCTTTTTGCAGGAGGAGAAGCTCAACAGAAATCCCTAATGATGGAATACTTGGATGTCGCGCGCCAGATCGGCCTAGCTGATCCCCTCCCCG